TTACTAAGAATATCAGCAAGTCTATGATATGCTATAGCAGTCATTACTTGAGGTGCTATAAAAGCAACCATTGCTATAACCCAAAAAAAGTAATAATAATTTTCTTTGTTTTGTGTTCTCATCTTTTTATAAGTGAAGGTACATCTCCATCATCATCATCCTCATCAATCCAAGGATCTTCCAATTCAGATTTTAACTCTTGTATTCTGTCCTGTAAAGCCCTGTATTCCTCCAAATCACATTCTGTCTTCTTTTCAAAATTTACACCTAATAACTCAGTACCAGGCTTGACATCTCTCATCTCTGGATGTACTGGTTTCTTTACTTCAGTAGTCCACTCACCTGATAAACGACCAGCATTAAAATCTTGAACTGATCTAGATCTCCATCCAGAAATAACAGAACGAACTGCCCAAACTAAAAGAAGAATCCACGTAAGTATAAAAACTGCGTCTGTTACTGGGTTCATCGATTGAGTAATTTTTTAATTGGCACTTGTCTTACTTTATCTATAACATCATCTAGTATATCAGTTTCTACTTGCTCTTTAATTTGATCAATAACATTCACATCAAGATGCATAAAGGGAGGAATAATACCAAGTATACGCAATAATCCATCAAGGAACAAAGCAAGTGCAGTGAATCCAAGTATCATACTAATGATAGTTGCCTCTCGGTTATGCTTTGCCATTGAGGCTTCATCTATGCGACGTGCCTCTTCAACAGCTTCAGCAACCATTGCATCTACTTCTGCTTTAGTATAGCAGATTTTTTTAATGGTATCTTCGGTCATCGAACCTCGAAGTCTAGTTTCCTCACCTTTCTTTTTCTCCTTTGTTCTTGCCATTCAAGGTCTTGTGAGGTAAGACCTTGCTGATCTTTCTTTTGATTAGATTTTACTACTACTATATTAGTTAGGTTTCGAGCAGTGAATGTATCACCAGTAACGGTTAACATGTTAGGGCATCCACAACTTTTAGTTTGAGAATCCCCTTTGAGTTCAGTTCCACACTCTTTACACCTTACGATAATCATTTTACTACGTGTTTACAGCTTTCCAGTCCCTATCAAACAACTCAAGTCCTTTATCTGTTAAGATGTTATTATACATCTTTTCAAATACTGTTGGTGGCATGGTTACTATATTAGCACCATATCCAAAACAGTCACTTACATCTTTTACATTTCTCAAAGATGCAGCAAGCACCCCAGTATGAACATTATGTTGCTTATATACAGAGACAATATCTTTTACTAGATTTACACCACCGAAAGAATTATCATCTACTCTTCCTACAAATGGTGAAATATAAGTTGCCTTAGCCTTTGCTGCAAGAATTGCCTGTGCTACAGAAAATACTAAAGTAACATTTACTCTGATTAGTTCTCTACGAAGTTCTTTGCAGGTTAATAAACCATCAGAAGTGCAAGGAACTTTTATTGTAGCAACTTCTCCGAATATACTATGTAGTCTTCTTCCCTCTACAGTCATCTCAGGAGAGTCACCAACGACCTCCATACTAATATCTTTAACACCAATATCTGCAATTTCTTTATACACATCTTCTGGATTTCTACCACTCTTCATAATAAGAGTTGGGTTAGTAGTCACCCCATCAATCAACCCAGTGGAGAAATACTTTTTAATTAATTCTGTATCAGCAGTATCTAGAAAAATTTTCATGGGAGTTGGATCTATCATCTTATTCCTTTATATATGCTTATGGGTAAATTATACGACAAAAAAAGGAGGTTGTAAACCTCCTTTTTGTTTTAATCATGACTTAGTAATCTTCTCTTGATAATGCGGCATATGATCTATAACAATATTTCTAGGTATGCCTTCTTCAGTCGTAGGAGAATATTCTAAAAGAACAGATAGTCTTCTTTCAAAATTCACTTTATATCCTTCTACCCAAATTCTTTGCTTTGTCTTTTCATTAACTTTCCAATAACCCTCCCATCCTTTTCTATTTGATTCCTTATCATAATATGGCTTTATTATAATAGTTTGCCAATTAGTTTTCTTTTCAATTTCATCAAAAGTATCAACAAACAATCTCAACGGTGAACCAGCAGAACCAGTTACAACAATAGTATCATCATCTGTTAAATTTTCAACAATTTTTACTATGCGAGGATCTTTTTTACCTTGCGGATATCTAATACAGGTTTTTCCAGCAGCATTAATATCATCTAAATCTTTTCTATCTTGTGCCTTTGAAATAAGTTGGTTTCTTTTTTGATGAGTAAATCCTATATCATCAATATATTCTTTATTACTAGGGGCATCGATTGGAGTACCATGATCTTTATTATACCTTAACAAAGTTTCTATTATAGTTTCATCATCAGTAGGTTCTTTCTCAAAGAATTCAACTGGATTCCTTAACTGTCCAACCCTTTCCATCTCATCTTGATTAATATCATGTTCCTTAATAAAAGAATCTGGTATGAAATCAGTGAGTACAAGTGGTATTTTTGCTATGGTTGCTCCTTCTAAAGTTCTATTACCATCCCCTATCATACCTTCACCCACTCCCCAAACAAGAATTGGATCAGCATTTGATGCATCACCTTTTTCTTTCATCCTATTAGCTATTTGATCGACAGGTTTTACTTCAAATCTAACTTGAAGTTTAGGTAATTTATTTAAATCCTCAACTCTTTGCGGTTTATCAACTCTAAATTTTCCATCTTTAATCAACTGTACTATATGTTTACACAATTCGCCTCGTACAGGTACTACATAAGCACCACCAGCATTTGCTAAGTTGTAAAACAATGGATTGTTCATCACGTCTTCTTTTTTATGGAAATCTCTTTCAAGATTTTTCATCTCTGCATGATCTCCAGAGTCAATAATTTCATACTTTAACATTGGTTTCATTCCGTAGAATAGGTTAATAAATTCAGAATTTCTGGAACTACTCCAGTATCCATCTGGAAACACACCTTTCTCATATAACTTATGAGAACCAGAATACATCATACCATTATCAAGATTAGTGATAAGATATTTTATACTTTCCGCATTGGGTTTTAATGCTGATAAATTATTTTCTTTAATCGAAGTTGGAAATTGTATCACTTTCTAACCTGTCTCCCAAAACTGTTTTCATTAGATTTAAAGAGATTTGTTGTGGTCGTTGTTTCCATCCGTACCAATTGGTTTTCTTTCCAATATTATATGGGGGAAGTTGTCCTTTGTCAAGGTATTGTTCAGCAGTACAGTCATATACATTATCTCCATGTTGTAGCCACCAATGCTTTTCTCCACGATAATCCTCACCACTCATAGGAACCAACTTATCAGTATCCATCAAATAATATAATGCCTGTGATGCATGATAGCAATGACCATAATACCTAACAGTCCCTACATCACTAAGATGCATTAAAGACTTCTTTCCTTTAAGAAGGTCTTCTGTAAGATTTCTCTGTATCAATCCCATCACCAGACACATGTTTAGTTCACTGAACCTATATGCTTCAAAGGTAAGTGTTCTAGTTTGAAATATTTTTTTATCTTTATACCTATGCCTTTTAACTGTCTTGATCATCATCCACAACATCAAAAGAAATAATTTCTAGGTCTTCCCCATCCCTATCTTCTAATTCTATCCAATCTTCAAACTCTGCATACAAGGCAATCTTATCACCAACCAATTCTGCTGACTCTAATCTATCAATAGCCCAATCTCTAACATGGGCAAGAACAGCTTCAGTCGTTTTCAATTCCATAATAGTCTTTTCTGAAGTACCTTGAGAGGATGTTACTATTATAGTATTTTGGTGTCCCATCGTCAAGTGACTCGGTAAGGACTCCGTATGCAAAGAGTTGTCTGGTTTCCTCGAAGTTTGTTTTGCCTTTTGTATGATGTAGTGATAAGATAGTTCGACTAAAATTCTCTCTGCCCATCTTCCCAATCTCTTCTTTAAGTTCTGGACAAGAGCCATAATACTTTTTCCAATCAGATTCCGACTTTACTTTTCTTTTTTTACCCTTTGGAGTTCTGAATTGCCAAAAGTATTTCCTTCCGATGTACTCTCTACCATTTTGTAGATTGATAATCCTGTAGACGAAACCGAAGAAATCATTAATATCGTCAGAAGTGAAATGTTTACCCTCATATAACCAGGGGTTTTCGTAAACTCCTCCATCAACCATTTCATAATTTTCATATTATCCTTATTTAGATTAGAGTTTGAATCCTGAAAATGTATCCTTCTTAACGTCTTGTTTAATACCACCCACAACATAAGACTCTACTTCAGTCTCTTGTGGTGCTACTTGAAGTCCCTTAGAACTAATCCAATGCTCTGTCCAAGGTAATGGATTGTTCTTTGCAGGAATATCATATAAAGGTTTCAATCCAATAGATCTAAGTCTACGATTCGCAACCCACTCAACATATTGATAAAGAAGTTTATCATTCAATCCTATCATAGAACCATCTTTGAATAGATACTCTGCCCATTTCTTTTCTTCATTCACACACTTATCAAACATATCA